TTGAAGATAATTCCTCTTTTTCCGATTTTGGTTTAGTTATTAAATTATTTTCACAAATATATTTTCCGACGCTTTCCAATGTCCATTTAAAGTCTGCATTGTCAATCAGATATTTCATTGTCTCAACTATCTTATTAAAATCATACCCAACTAAATCTTGCGCTGATCTTAAATTTCTTTTGATGAAAGAAGATTGTTGTTCTTTATTTTCAAATTTTATTTTTTTAGCCTTAGAAAACAAACCAATTATTTGAATGTGTTTTTTATTATCTTTTAAAAGGTCTGGTAAAATCATCGCGGAGCTTGCCTCCGCAATATATTTATTTACATTATTTACATTATTTACATTATTGGTTGTGGTTAGTTGTTGGTTAGTTGTTGGTTGATTGAAAGTTGATTTGCTGGTTGATTTGCTGGTTGATTTTTTCCCAACATCTTGATATTCATCATATTTTACAATGGTTATAATGCTAAATTTGTTGGTTGATTTGATGGTTATTTCGCTGGTTGATTTTAGCCTAGTAAGACAAGTTTTTATAGATTGTGGTGAAATTCCTAGTGTTTTTGATAGTTTTTCTCTGCCGGTAATTAGTTGACCACGTTCAATTTTGTGTCCTTTCCATTGTTTTTCAGTATGATTTGCTTCCAACAAAAGATGAAGGAACAGATGAACCATTTGAGAATCGCTATACCATTCCCATCTTTGCATTTTACGATGGATTTGTATAAACCCAGCTTCTTTTTCCATATTTTTTAGAATCTAACAAAAAATCTGTTTACTCCCGACATCGCCTTAGAGGGTTACTACGCCCTTGGCTTTCGCCACGATGTCAGGATTAAACAGATTGCTAGATGTAGTAAATTCTAAGAATTAAATTGTTATTAACATCATAGCAAATTATTTATAAAAATTACAGCGCACATTGTTAGCTAACAAAATGACTTTTCCACAGATAACATCTTGACAAAAATTATATTATTAATAGATTATGCGGTATAATATACACAGCGTTAATATAATGGACTGGGAGCTTAGTTCTGAAATAGATTATAGTCACCGTTTGGTTGTTATTTCTGTGGCGAACTAGCAACTGGTCCATTGTATTAATTTTAAACAATATGCCTTTAGGTAAAAACGTAGGTAAAAATATCAAAGAATTAATGGCCGATAACAAGAAAAAGGGTAAAGAGCGTGGAGCTGGCGGCAAAAAGAGATCTAAGAAACAAATTATTGCCATTGCATTAAATGCAGCCGGTAAATCTAAAAAGAAATAATATGGCGGAAGCTGGTAGACCAACTGAATTAACAGAAGAACTGTTTGATAAAATTAAACAATCTATTATTGATGGAAACGATCTAAGAAAAACAGCTAGCGTTTGCGGAATTAACGAAGGGACTCTTTATCAGTGGCATTCAAAGAATTATTCAAATATTAGCGATAAAATAGAAGGTTGGAAAAGAGATAGGCTATTAATGCTCGCCAATAGGAATATAGAAGGAATTTTAGCTCTTGGCATATCTGATAAAGAAACTACTAAGGTAGTAGCTGATATGAGTAAGTTTGTAGCAGAAACACTAGGTAAAAAGGACTATGCTAAAAGAACGGAAAATACTGGAGCTGATGGAAAAGACTTAATACCAATAGTAAGCATTAATTATGTACAACCAGGTTCGGACAATAACACTAAAACCAACGAAGAAACAACACCAAGCGTATAGTGCCTTAAATAACTCTAATATTGATGTCGTATTTTTAGGAGGAGGAGCTGGTGGCGGTAAAAGTTGGTTTATATGTGAGAGCAGATTGGTTAATGCCATTAGATATCCTGGTTATAAATCATATATTGGCAGAGAGGAGCTTAAACGGTTGATGCAATCTACCTTTATTACTTGGCAGAAAGTTTGTAAGTTTCATGGGTTGATTCAGGATAAAGATTGGAAAGTTAATGGTCAATATAATTATATTGAACTATATAACGGAAGCAGAATTGATTTATTGGACCTTAAGCATTTGCCCACTGATCCTTTATTCGAACGATTTGGGTCTTTAGAATATACAGACGGAGCAATAGAGGAAGCCGGAGAAATACATTTTCTAGCCTATGATGTATTAAAATCTAGGGTCGGTAGGCACATGAACAAAGAATACAGGGTAAGACCAACGACATTAATAACTGGGAACCCAAAAAAGAATTGGACATATACTGAGTTTTACAAACCATGGAGAGACGGTAAATTGCCACAAAACATTTCCTTCATCCAGTCTCTTTATCAAGACAATGAACACACAGCTGATGAATATGGGAAACAATTATCTCAGTTAAGAGATCCTATACTAAGGGAGCGCTTAATGAATGGTAATTGGGAATATGAGAATGAGGATACAATGTTGGTAAAATATGACCACATAGTAGACCTTTTTACAAATACAGCGTCTAGCGGTCTTAAATATATAACGGCGGATGTTGCAAGGTATGGAAGCGATAAAACCGTAATAATGGTTTGGGACGGTTACAATGTTATAGAAATAAAAACATTTGAACAGTCTTCAATACAAACAACATCAGAGGCGATTAGGAATCTTGCTAAACAGCATTTGGTTCCATACAGTCAAATAATCGTCGACGAAGATGGCATAGGGGGTGGTGTTGTAGATATATTATCAGGCGTTAAAGGGTTTATTGCCAACACCTCCCCTATGGAGAGAATAATTGGGCAGGTTAAGGAGAATTATAAAAACTTAAAGACGCAGTGTTCATACATCCTGGCTCAATATATCAATATCCATAAAATAGCGATACAAAATTCAGGCAGATACAGAGAGGACATAATACAGGAAATAGAGCAATTGAAGAGAAGGGATATCGACCAAGAGGGTAAGCTCAAGATAATGCCAAAGGATGAAATAAAGGAAATCATTGGAAGAAGCCCAGATTTTCTAGACTGTTTAACCATGAGAATGTATTTTGAACTCGCGCCATCTTATAAACAATCATTTAGCAATAATAATATAAAAATATTTAAGTAATATGGAAAAAATAGGCACTCTTGTCGAGAATGAAATTCAAAAATTCAAGACAAAAAGCGTAAACCTTTCGGACGGGATTACTTTCAATCAATATCAAAACATCAGACGTATTAATAAATATGTTGCTAATAAATTTGTAGAATGTGACGATCCAAGCGCCATGTTTTGGCCGTTATCTAATCAACGTATCCCTTTGTATGCTAAATCAATAGACTTAGACACGAAGGATTTTTATGTTACTGGAATTGGCAAGACTAACTGGTTCCAGCAATGGATATTAAACGTACGTTTTAGAAAGTGGGCAAAAGACAACTACCTATCATTGACCCTAAATGATATTTCAACGGGAATAGCAACGTATGGTTCAATGGTGTGGAAGAAAATATACAACGAGGATGGAGATATCAAAATAGAGGCATGTGACCTAAGAAATCTTTATTTCAACCCTACTGTTAAGAATATTAAAAATGCAGACGTAGTAGAACTGCACTACATGTCTAGTCTTGAGGTCAAGAAAAGATGGCCAGAAAAATATAAGAAAATTGAAAAGAGAGAAGAGAACAATAAATCTACCGAAGATGAAGAACTTAATAAATATGTCATCTGGGAGAGATGGGGAGAATTTGAATATGATGATGAGGTTTGCAAATACATGCATTTTATCGGATGTGGATTTGGAGAGGATTCTATTATTTTAGTAGAAGACGAAGTTAAAATTGAAGACTTCCCTTATTATGATTTCCATGGAGAAAGGCTGCAAGGAAGATGGCAAGGTGTTGGTATCGTAGAGAGACTTTATACCTTGCAAGAACAGGCGAATACTCTTGTTAATCAGAATAATGAAGCAAACCAGATTGCCTCTCTTTTACTATTTAGAACTGCTGATCCGAATACAACCGGAAACATTTTACAGTCTGCTGTTAGCGGCCAGATCATTAATTCTGCAGACATGTCTCAGATGGGTGTTGATAACAGATTTATCTCTACATTTTTGAATCAAATGCAGTTGATAGAAAACAAGGCAGACATGCTTTGTTATATTAATGATTCTGTGAGCGGCGAAACTCCTCCTTCTGGAATCCCATTTAGGAGTTTAGCTGTTGCTACTAGGGCGGCAACGTCCACCTTCAAATATTTGAAAACATCCATTGGAGAAAAGATGGGCTTGGTATTGCAAGAGTTCTTTATGCCGGAGCTTATTGATAAATTCAACAAAGAAGACATGATAGAAATTTCAGAGGAAGAAACAGATATCCAGAAGTATGATCGAATGGTTATCGACAGGTCTGTCGAGAAGTATTTAAAAGACAGATTCAAGAAAGGACTAGTTGGATTTGAAGAAGACATCACAGAAATCAAAGAGAAAATAAAGAATAAGGTACTTAGAGAGGGAAGAAGAGAAAAGACAGGTAAAGATTTTTTTGACTTTGAATATGGAATAATTGTTAATCCTACTGGAGAATCAATGGACAAGAACATCATGAACCAGAATATAGACGCAGCGCTTGAGTATATGATTTCGGCACCAGCTATTGTAAATACTCCTCTCTTCCAACAAAAATTAGCTAATAATAATATCCCCCCTTTTAGACTTACCCCAGAAGAGCAACAAGCGCTTGTAACTTCTGCGACTGGGCAACCAATTCCAGAAGCACCAAAGGATAAACTCGCGGCTATGGCAGAAGGTGGTCTAACGGAATAAAAACATAAAGGTTCGGTATGAATGGATACATTAAACAATTTTTAACAACTAGAGCGTGGCAAGACATCGAAGAGATGTTCAAACAAGAGATTTTGTCTTGTAAAAACCCAGACGATATAAACCCTAGTCTATCAGACAAGATATTAGCTCGAGAGTTTAGAGCTAAGGTAATTGCCTCCCAAAGAATACAAAGACTATTAAATAATATCAAACTTTCTGCTGGCCCTACTCCAGAGCAGAAAATTAGCTACAAATAAATGTCGTTGACAAATGAAATTTTTAACAAAGCCAAAGATCATCTTCGAGCGATTGCTGGGGATGTCGTTGAAATCCTCACAAAAGACAACCAGAAAATAGTTAATAAACTTGAAGAAATTGACGTCAAAAAAACAAAAAGGCACAAAGAGTCAGAAGAAGCAGAAAAAACCCAACAAGAAGCTGTTTTGAGACAAATTAAGGGGGTAGAGAGCGCTATTAAGGAGAGAGAAACTGTTAAGTCGGTGGCTATATCTAATCCAGAAGCAATATCGTCTGACATAAAGGAAGTTTTGCTTAATATTCTTCAGTATGTGAAGGCGGAATATGAGAAAGAAGAAAAGGATATAGAATTATCTAATGACTTTAGTTCTCTCGAGAAATGTATAATGGACTCTAGCAGCAAGGGGGAAACGGCGGAGGTAATGAGCGCAATGATGAGCAAATTAGAGGATCTAAGAGCGCAAGACACCACGGAAATGTTCGCTTCTGTTGTAGAGGCTATTAATAACAAGCAGAGCCCCGAACTTTATGGGGTTCTTTGCGATATTAGGGACAAACAAGAGCAGGCTAATATCCCTTCGATAATGAACGTTGATTTAGATCCTAATCTTATAGAAGACAATAGGATCAGGGTAGTTTTGAGAGATGACCAGGTGTCCAGAATAGTTGGTGGTGGGGGAGAGAAATCTGTATATGTTATGACAGCTGATGGAGGTAGGGTTAGCGCTACTGCTGCTGGCAATCTTAAAGTTTCCGTTGAAGAGTTCAATAGCGACCTTACCACCATCAATGCTGATAGGACTACTAATCTTGATGGGAAAATAGCGATTAATACTAACGCCATGATGTTCGGTCGTGTTTCAGACACCGTTGTTAAAAATGCCAGAATTGACTCGAGCACCGAAACAATAATGATGGTTGAATATGCCCATCACGAAATTCATGACGGAACTTCGTATACAACTAACCATACAGCTGATATTAGCAACGGATTTAATATGGATATTTTGCTAGTAACTCCAGACACGACAACTTATGGCCATATGACTTATGAAATTGAATCAGAACTTGAAATGGATTTTAGCTTATACGAAGATACAACAACGTCAAACAATGGTACAACTTTAAATATTTATAATAGAAACAGAAATTCTGCTTCGACAGCTACCCTCACAGCTTCACACACTCCGACTGTCACTTCCGTAGGCACTAAGATAAGAACTTGGCACACTGGTAGTAAAAAGGATTTCGGCGGAGGAGACAGGGCAACACACGAAATAATTCTAAAAAGAAATACTAAATATCTTTTTAGATTAACTAACTCTTCTGGTGCTAACAATTATATGTCTGCTAAGATTGATTTTTACGAGCACGCAGATAGAAACTAGCCTTGACAAATTCTTAAATAATTATCAATAAAGTGTTAAAATTAAAGTATGAAAAACTCATTAATGAAAATTTTTAGATCTAATCAGTTCAAAACTTTTTGTTGGCAAGTAGCAGTAGGTGTTTTAGCATTATCTGCTTCTTTTTTTGCTGATTTAAATGTAGCTAATTCGGCTATGTTAGTCGCCTTTTGTAATTTTTTGAGCAAGGAGATCAACAAGCGTTATTTATAGTATGCCAGAAATGACTATTGAACAATGCAAATATAATAAAGAGCAATGTAGGATTTATAATATTGAGCCTCTCAAAATTATGATAGAAAAATTAGAAACAAAAATAGATAAAATATTCGATATATTAAATGAAATGCCAGAGAAAATGGATGAAAGAAATGCAAAATTATATGCGGTAAAATCAGTAGAGGAAGATGTGGAAAAGTTAAAATTACAGAAAGATAAAAGTTTTTCTTATTGGTTTGACGCTATTTTTAAAATTGTTTCTTCAATCCTAGTGGCATACATTGCCTATGAAATAACAAGATGAAAAAGTTTCTTGAAATAACAATATTAGCCGGAGTAATATATTCTTCAATGGTTATTTATAATATTGAGAAAAAACTAAATCAACGCTCGGTCAGTATAGACCAAATAAATAAAAATGTTGATAAAATAATGACACATTGTCTGCAATAATATGAAAATTCGTACAGCAGCTGCTAGGGCGGCTAAAAAGCCAATGCCTAAGCAAAACAAGATTAAAAAAGCAACATCTAACTATAAGCCAAAAACCAATAAGAATGTTTGCTAAGTAGTTCATTCAACAAAAAAGGAGGGTACAAAAATGAGTGAGGATATGTTCAGGGTTTGTGCTGATTGTGGACGTCTAATTGGTTGTTACCGCACTTTTTATCGTGGTACAATTAAGATTAACTGTATAAACTGTGAGGACGGAGAATGTCCAGACACAAAAAAGGAGAGTCATGGGATATGCGAAGAGTGTCTCGACAAGAAGTTTATATCAAAGAGCATCAGGGGACTGTCCTGAAATCAGAAATACTATGTGGCACCTGTTGCTTCAACTGTCCTGACCAGTATCGCAATCGTAAAGAATGTAAGCTCTATTATTCGCACGATAAACTAAAAAAAGACCTCCAAAAAAAGGGCTGAACCGGAACCCCAGCCCTTCCTTTTACAAACACCCTCTCTCTCTAACCGCTAGCGATGGAAGGAGAGGTATATATATGGAGGAAACATCCAACGATATGTAAATTGGAGTAGATTCCTCCTATTACTTACTCATAAGTTTATATATGAAAATTGAATTAGCCGTCCCCATCGAAGATGTTTGTGTAACTCAGTCTTTTGGTGTTAATTATCTTTCTTTTTATAAAGAGATGGGTTTACTTGGTCATAATGGAATAGACTTTAAGTCGCAAAATGCTTATTGCTATGCAGCAATTAACGGGACTGTTCTTTTTAGCGGACAAGGTCAAGATGGTGGAGAATGTATCATGATTGTCAACGACATGGCTGGGGAAAGTTACGGTGTATTATATTATCACCTAGAGGCAAGGTTAGTTAAAACTGGAGATAAAGTGAAAATGTTCGATAAGATTGGTGTTTGTGATAATACTGGGAAATATACCACTGGGGGGCATCTTCATTTTGAGCTATATTTAACTAAAAAAAATGGGATAATAAAAGATAGAGGCAATGGATATAACGGAAGGATAAACCCCGCTCAATATTTTGTTTATGCTAGTAGCAGAAAACAAATAAAAAATAAAGATTGGGATAAAAGTAGGTCTTATCATAGATATTTTCGGGAAAAAAGAGATTTTAAAAAAGAGGTTAGCAATTTAATGTTTTTGATAAAAACTCTCAAGAGGACGCCAACTACTGAACAATTAAATGCGTATACTTATGGATCTTGGACGATAGATGACATAAAAAATCCAGCGCTGTTTGAGCTGTACTCGCAGAAAACAAAATCACAGATACTAAGCCATGAATATCCGTTCAGAAAAAACGACTAATATTGACAAAATAAAAAACATTGTTTGAGAAAACGTGCTATAATATATTCGCGAGGACTAAACCTCGTTAAAAAATGAAATCGGTCAACCTTTACCGTTATAAAGGGTAACATGACAAAACCATGGAAGAAAATGAGACACAGGAATTCGCCCCTGTTGATGGCGAGGATGTTGTTGAAAGTACAACTGGAGATGAAGACTCCACCGATTGGAAAGCAGAAGCCTTAAAATATAAGGCTATTGCTGAAAGAAAGGACAAAAAACTTCAACAAATTGGAGATAGTCCAAAACTTAATAAAATTAACACAGATTCTAGCGGACTAACTCGTGAGGAGGCAATCTTCTTTGCTAAGGGCGGAGATGAGGAGGGACTAAAAATTGCTAAAAAAATAGCAGATTTGGAGGGAATTTCTCTCTTGGCCGCCATGGAGGACGATTATTACAAGTCTAGCATGGAAAAAAAGCAACAAGAAAAACAAAAAAAGCTCAATTCTTTATCAGCGTCTAATGGTTCCCCATCTTCTTCCGGAGAAAGGGTTAAGCCAGTAAGTCAAATGACTAGAGACGAGCATATGGCCTTTTTCAATAAAAGAGTTGGACGATAGAATAGTCAAATAAAATGGCTACAGGTGCATTTCCTACAGCATCAGAGTCTTCAACTACTCTTGATGTATTAATCCCGGAGATTTGGTCAGATAAAATGAACAACTTCTACCGAGATAACTTGAAAGCTGCTGCTTTCTTTACAGATTTGTCTTCAGAATTGGCTGGAGGCGGTGACGTAGTACACATCCCTAATTTGACAGAGATGACTGCTCACACAAAGACCAATGCTACCGTTGTTACTGTCAACAATCCTACCGAAACAAAGATTGACTTAACCGTTAATACTTGGAAGGAATGTTCATTTGCAATCGAAGATCGTGAAGCAAAATTGGTAATGGGTTCTTATATGATCCAGGAAACTTATGCAAAGAATGCTGCTTATACAGTAGCTGCTGCATACGAAGATGCTATTTTGGCGTTATTCGCTGGTTTCTCACAAACCGTTGGTACTTCTGCTGCTGCTTTGGCTGATAGCAATATCCGCAGAGCTATCCAGTACTTGGATGAAGCAAAGGCACCTCAAGAGGGTAGAGCTTTCTTCTTGACTCCAAAACAAGTTTGGTCAGACGTAATGGCTTTGGACAAGTTTACCTTGACACAGAATACAGTTGGCGCTGACCCTGTAATGAAAGGGATGGTCGGTTACCTCTATGGTTACCCAGTAATCATGAGCGAAAGAATTGGTGCTACCGATGGTTCTGCAAATTCATGTTTTGCTCATAAGGACGCTATTGTTCATGCTTCTACAATTATGAGAGTGCAGTCGAACTATGTCCCGCAATATTTGTCAACAATCACCACTGCTGATGTATTGTATGGCGCTATTGAAAACCGAGACACTTCTGGTGTATGGATTAAGACGGCTGACGTATAATAGATATTAACAATTTATAAATATATTGTTCCTTCAGGGGTTATCCCCCTGTAAGGTTCGGAAATAATATGTTTAATTCGCTAGAGTTAATCAAGAAAACAGTAGAAAAAGCTAAAAACTTTCCCAATCCAGCAATAGAATATAATTTAGAAATTCCTAAAGCTCCCGGTATTAATGCTGGTAGCTTTTTTGGTGTTAAGGCCGTAGAAAATAAAAAACTAGCCAAGAACACTACAAATATTATATATAAATTAATCTAAATATATGGCAGTAAAAATAGCTAGTGGTTCTGAACTAAGACGGGAAAGAACCTTTATAAACTCAAATGGACAAGAAGTCTCAGCAGAACAATTCTTCGGAGGTGATGTTAAATTTAACATGGGAACACATCCAGGAGTTAAGGGCTTACCAACAAGCGAAAAAAAATCCTCCTAAAAGAAGAATTAAAAAATATGTCTAATGTTTTCATGATTAGCTCTGGGTATGAGGGATGTAGTTATGTCAGGATACTCTTGCCCGCTTTTAATAATGGTTTTTCAACTGATAAGCTATCTGTTCGAGGAGAAAGAATACCGATTGATGAGATAAAAAAAGAATTAGATAGAGCAGATATAGTTGTTTTACATAGGCCAGAAGATCCAACATACCATGAGTTCGCAAAACACCTTAAGATGCGTGGCAAGAAAATAGTTGTAGATAATGATGACACCTTTAGAATAGATGACCATCATCCTCTGGCTGTGTTGGATCCCAAGGGGAACGAAGTTGGTTTAAGAATGAGAGCTTATTGGATAGACGAATTTGTAAAAATAGCCGATATGGTGACAGTCTCCACTCCGTATTTAGCTGAAGAGTTTAAAAAAATAAATAATAACGTGGTTGTTTTGCCAAATTACATAGAAACATTAGACTGGGATGAACCGCTAAGGAACGAAACAAACAAAGTTAGGATAGGAATAGTCGGTTCTACCGCCATAGAATATGATTATCTCCACGTTAGAGGCGTTTTGAGGCACCTTAGCGAGAGAGATGACGTAGAGTTGGTGATGTTCGGTCTTGGAGATAAAAAACACCGTATAGAAAATCCTACGGTCACAAAAGTATTCAAAGAAGAATATAATTTTTGGGATTCTTTGAACATAGAACAAATTCCTTGGTGTAAGGTCTATGAATATCCGCGGAGGCTCAACGAAGCAAGGCTAGATATAATGATAATTCCTAGAAAAAACAACTACTTCAACAGATGCAAATCTAATATTAAATTTCTTGAAGCTGCAATGTGCGAAATACCGGTAATAGCTCAATCTTTTGAAGATGGACCATACGAAGAAATAAAGAGCGGAGAAAATGGGGTACTAATAAGAGACAATTCGAAGTGGATGGATGAAATAAATAATCTTATTAATAATAAAGAATTAAGAAGGCAAATCGGCAAAAATGCCCGTGAGTACGTAATGGAAAATTATGACATTGCAAAAAACGCCTATAAATGGGAAGAAGCCTACAAAACACTATGATTTATAAAATCGAATCTCAAAAATTAGTAAAAATTCTTGAAGACAGGAAAGCTATTCTTGACCAATCTAGGGATTTACTCGATCAAAAAGAAAAACTGGAAAAAGAGTTAGCAAAACTTGGTTATAAAATGAACAAACTAAAAGATAAGACTGCTCCGTTTATTGAGAAGTTCCAAAAGGAAACCTCTTTAGAGGAGTTCGACTATATTGCTAGAATATTTATTGAAAGAAACCAAGCATTTGTTGAAACAAAGAACCAAGTACAAGATTACATGGACGAATTAAGGGGGAAAAAAAATGAGGAAAGACAATAAGGTCTTGACATAATTAAACGGTTTGTTTCACGACGTGTTATAATTAATACATAAATTAACTTCTTTCCAATATGCAATTTAGCGATACAACCAACAAAAACGGAATAATCCAAAGATTAGAGTTTACCACCCATCTAGGAGATGCCGGTATATCCGGAAATTCACTGTTGTTGCCACAATTTACTTCTTTTATCAATGATTATTACCTAAGAGCGACTAGAGTAATTATAATGGCAGACGGAAGATGGAGGTGGGATGACTCATCACAAACTAATTTGCCAGAGGCAACAACATCTCTTGTCAGTGGTACTGGCAACTATACGATTACTAAAAACATTCCATTATCAGGCCAAGACTGGTTAGAGATCAACAGAGTAGAGTGCAAAGACCCTAGCGGCACATGGATGGTTCTTAGACACAGAGATATCAGAAACTTGTCACAATCGATAGAACAGGAAAGAACAGTGCAGGGGACACCACAATACTATGATTTTGATGGAAACCAGATATATTTAGATGCTATCCCAAATTATGCTAGCTCAGCCGGTTTAAAGGTTTGGTTTAGCCGTGGGCCGTTAGTATTTGCGACAACAGACACAACGAAACAACCCGGTTTTGTTTCTTTATTCCATGAATATCTAGTCCTCGGACCTACATACGAATGGGAAAAATATAACATGGTTGGTAACCCGGAACAGACGAAAAGGGATCTAAATGAAATGGAGACAAATATGGGAAAATTTTATGGGAATAGAGGGCAATATGAGATAAATAAGATAGCAAGGGGACCCAAGTCGTATAAATAATTATATATTAATATAATCCTGGGTTGGATGGGCTGTCCGAACCGCTTAATCTAACCCCAGGTTCGGAGATTATGCCAATGTTGTCGGTTTTAATGCCAGCAAGGAACGAAAAGTTCTTGCAAAAAACAATAGAAAACGTATTAGAAAACGCTACTGGAGAAATTGAGATTATCGCAATTTGCGATGGCTATTGGCCAGAGCCTCCAATTAAAGATGACCCAAGAGTGGTGATAATACATCACACAAATCCAAGGGGGCAAAGAGCGTCTATGAATGAGGCAGCAAGGATAGCTAAAGGAGACTACGTGATGAAACTAGACGCCCATTGCGCAGTTGCTAAAGGATTTGACACACAATTAATAGCAGACGCCAAAGAACTTGGAGATGATGTTACACAAATCCCAAGAATGTGGAACTTAAACACCGAGACATGGAGACCTAGATGCAACGGAAATTTTGATGAAGGAATAAAAAGAGCTAAGGTTTGCGATTACATGCA